AGTGAAGATCTACCAGCACTAGCTGCTGCCCCCGCAAATTCAAATGGCAGAATCATTGTTGCCAAATTAGTTACAGACTGCTTAGTAAAATCAGCTATAACATCTGCAGGATTATACCATTTAATCTTTCTATCTTCTGCGTCACGATCACCAAAAAGAGGATCAGTTATACCCCTTTGAACCCCATACATTGCCGGAAGCTCATAAGGAAGCCTTCTACCAGCCCTAACCAACCTTTGCTGAAGCGCATCCCTAAAAGACCATACAGCTGCTGGCTCATTAAACCTTCCACCGCCAGCCTGCTGTCTCTCGGCTTTAGTGAGAAAAGTGTATCCGAATCTTTCGCTTTTTACACCCTCATAACCCGTTACATATTCATCGCCACGAGTTCCATCAACCTTATAAATAAGCTTAGAATAAGGATCATCGACGCCATCTATCTGCCGGCTAACACCCTGAAGCTCATCAAGATGTCGCCTAATATCAGTTACACTTTTAACTATAGAAGTCGCATATGTAGAGCCATCATCAGCCCTATCCTGAACATACTTAGCTAATCTTACTCCACCACTTTTAGTTACTCTCGACGCAGCAACGGCGCCAACCATCGTCAAAGCAGTGGCAGAGAAGAATCGCATTATTGGGTGATCATTCAACGCCCTAGCAACAAAACCAGAGTTAGGCGCTACACCCTCAGTCTCACCTTCATTCGTAGGTATATCACGAGAAGTTACACTGAAACCTATATTATGTATTGGGCCAGGATCGCGTATCAACCCTACTCCTTAACTACTGAAGACCCCACAGTTTTTGAGCAATTGGGTCTTCGACACCAGCAGCTCCTGTAGGCTTGGCTTTATCATATTTATCTGAGAATTCTTTAGCTTTTTGAGCTTCTTCCTCAGGGTCTATCAACTGAAGCCTAAGCTCATTAGACTCCAAACCATTCATACCCTGCTTAATCTCAATAATTTTTTCCGCCAATGCGACCTTCTCAGATAACTGAGAAAAAGTCATCTCCTCTAAATCTTCAGGCGAATATGTAGATATAGTAGCGAGAACAAACGCTTTCATTAAATTTTTAACTTGATTAGCTTCTTCTCTTTTTTCTTCCATAATAGCTTTTGCAAGCTTTGCGGAATAAAAACCAGATAAATCAAGTATTTCTTCTGCTAAAAAAGAAACAGTTCCCGCAGGAATCTGATATATATCAAAACCCTCAGGATATACGATAGCATTTTGAAGAATAAAATCTTCTATATCTGCGGATGAAAAGTTTTCAGATTCTTGAAAGTATACGATCTTACCATACTCACTAAAAGTGAGCTCTCTAAATAATAAAGGACTGTCTTTTACAGTAACACTGTATATTTTTCCATACTTACTTTTTAATTCAAAAACCTTATTTTCATCCAGCATTTCATCAGAGCTGCCTAACCTCTAGAGCAACGAAGCCAGAAGCCTCAAGAACCTCTTGAGCTATTAGAGACGGCAATCCAGCCATCTCACTTGTCAAAGCTGCAGTGTTATATTTAGGATAAAGGATACACATCTCAGAAACAGTTTCTTCATTCCACATATTAGCCTCCGCAGAAGAAAGCTCGCCTGTCTGAATCATGTTTTCCATCTTCTTAACAATCTGCTTATACTCTAGACGATTAAGAACACGCCAAACAATATGCTTATCAAAAGAAATAGAGGTTACATAAACCTCACCGTACTGCGACTTCCAATGCTTAATCATCGCCGCAGTTGGGCCGCCTTCCCAAATCTCTTCTTCATCATCGAGATCCTCAACAGCTACAGCCTGTTCAACCTCAAGATCAAGATCTTGATCACGAACGTCTATGGCATCAGGGTCATCTGATATAGATAAGCTTGTAACATCATCAAACTCTAAATTCTTTACAGCTTCTGGAGTCTCAGAAACCACAACCTTCTTATTGGACATTATAATCTCCTTACAGTATACTCATAACATTATATCACTTACGTGAAAAAAAATCTAGATCAAATTACACTACTGATAATTAGTCTGCGTGTTAACAGATCCAGTTCCAGAACTCGGTTCAGGATAATCGTTAGATGTCACATTAGCTCTAACGTTCTTAACAAAAGAAAGATCAATTTTACTAAAGTAATAATCTCTAGCAATAAACTGATAACTTTCCGCAACAGGTTGACCACCAGGAGTGTATGCGGTAGACATATTCATAAGGTGAACCTGTTGTAAAACTATCTTCATCGGATCTTGAGCCTGATTAACCTTAACACTTCTTTCATTAACATCGGAATACATTAATCTATCCAACGCGTCTGAAACATCTTGATCGTTGTTTCTTAAAAGACCTGAAGGTGTCAAAGCCGTCTCTTCAGCGCCATACATCACAACAAAATTAAATGGCGGATGAGCACTAAATATATTCCTACCATCTATACCCTCAGAAGCTGGATCAGAGGTTACTCTATCCAGCTGACTATACGACCAGTATTTCTGAAGATTTGCCTCATCTTGAGGTGTAGTATTTTGAGGAGACATTCTAGTCAAAACCTTATCATACTGTCCTCTAGACTCAGAATTAACTCTAACCTCGGCTGCCTTTGCCAACAGATCCGTCATTCTCTGTGGATATCTTGTAAATAAAGTTATCTCACCAGTAATAATCCTGGTACCCAACATAACGGTATCGTAATTATAAGACCAAAAACCATACAAAGGCTGCTTCTCTTGCCTAACCGAGTAAGCAAACGATGCGATATCAAGCTCATCAGACGGATCATATAATCCATCTATAAAAACCTTTACATCTTCACCACTAAAATAATAATCATAATAAGTATTAAATCTATTTTCTTCTGAACCAGATTGACCAGACCAAACCAAATCAATCTCATCAGATAGTAAATTAAAAGATTTATTATTTTGCATTATGGCTCCAACGGTTCAGCGGTCTCAACAGTATTTAAGAAAGAGCTATATTCATCTATTACATCACCAAAAATATTGCGAGAAATCTGAATATCTCTTTCCTTTTCTTCTGAAGATCTATAGAAGGCATCATGTCGAGCAACAAGTCTAGTTAAAGGTTGAATATTCCTAGCCATGTAAGTATAGGTTTGCTCTGTTATTAAGTCGTCTATAGATATAGTTTGACCTTCATCAACTATAGTAACACCCATGATCTTCATTTTTGAAGCCTGACCATATTCATTGAAAAAAGAAATAACAATATCAAAAGGCGGTAGCATGTCAGCTAAAGGAGCAAAAAAACCCTGTCTAGCAAGAAACTCCCTGTACTGAGAAATTCTATAAAATGCATACTCATTAAAAACAGTAAAGATTAAGCTTCCAGCAATTGTTCTTCCACCTTTAATGAAACCCCTAGGGTTTACGTGTCCCAAAGTTCTTATGGGAGAATTTTCTCTGTGGATAGAATATGATATTGTTTGAAGTTCCCCAAGCTCTACAGGCTGACCAGGACCAATCGCATTTCCATCTGGAGATATTTCTGGTACGACTATTGTCACAACGGCATCAGAACCGGAAAAGGAATTATAAGTAGAAGTATAGCCAACACTATTGGTATTCACATAATAGTTTGAGTCAGCATCTACAGAACTCGAATCAACAGTTGTTGCAGGATTAGTGTTACCAGTATTTGGATCTGTATTTTGCTCAGGCATAACGCTCCCATTAAAATGCGCACGAAGAAAAGCTCTCCGTGCGCACTCTAATAACCGTAAAAGATTTTATTATGGTCTGATAATGTCAGGATTTAGATCATTCTCAACAACGAGAAGACCTTGATCATTGACATTAACTGTACCGTCATCATTCTTAGCCTTGATGGTGTACATAGGACCAAGCTCTCTAGCAACATACGTCATTGTTTCCTCAATGACAATGTCGTCCATAGAGGCGCCAGACCCCTCATTAAGAAGTTCAACACCATAAATGGATCTTGCAGAACCCTGACCATACTCATTTACAAAAGTTATTGTAATGTCAAACGGAGGAATTTGATCTGCGTAGAAAGGCATCTCTCTAACAACACTTGACTTATCGTCAGCAACAGGAGAAATACCACGAGTTCTATTACCACTAGCATCCAAACCTGCTGGAATAGCATTATGGGTTCTTGTGTAATAGTATTGTGGCTCAGTTCCCATATTCTCCTGAAGCATCGTGTAGAGAGCTGGACGATCAAAAACCGTAAAGATCAATGAGCCAGCGATACCTCTTTTACCGCGTGAAAAAGAACGTGGGTTAGGAGAACCCATAGTGTAGATAGGTGCCTTCTCTCTTGTAACCGAGAAAGTTATACCAGAAAGAGCACCAATCTCAACACCACCAAAAGTAGCAACTATATCAGCGCCAGAAAAGGTGGTGTATGTATTTAAATACTTGTTTACATCAGTAGTATCAGCCATTTTATCTTACCCTCCAGTCGGTAATTATCATATATCAACGGCAACCTGAACTTCGATATTCTTTAATTCGAAGGCAGGTGTTATAACGAGATCAACTATCGCCTTATTTTGCGCAGGAAGATACGTAACCGCAAAATCACTGCTCAATAAGGCACCCAAAAGTTGCATCCCTCTTAGACCAGAACTAATCGCAGTTTCCATTGAATTTCTGATCTGAATGTTTGAAGGTTGACCAATAAACTTCTGGCAAACTCTCCTAACAATGTTCGTAGCATCATCCACAATTCTCTTAGTGGTAAGTCTAGTATAGTCAGATGTAGCAGGAGCAAATGTCACTGCATCAGCAAAAACAGGAATTCTGTTAAAGTTCACAACAGCAGGATTGACACCCTTGTCAGCTAAAGCTGATTGAGTTGTTCTTGAAGCAGAATAACGCAGTGAATCAACATTAAACAAAGGCTTATTAACAACTGAAATATAGCTAGAAGTTCTAGTCACCGTAGCAGCCATAGCGGCGGCGGCATTGGTGTAACCAAAGTCAACCCCATTGGAAGTGTAGTTAACTGGCTTAATCTCACCAGCAACGACAACAACATAAGGACCAACAGTACTCATTGTAGCATCTGAGTTACTTGGAAGACTAGAAAGAGCCAAATGACTTGTCACCTGTGAAGGAGTCATCTTCTCGGCAGTGGAGATGAAAGGCTTAACACCCATAATTGCTAGGCAGGGATTAGTATTCTCTGAGATATCTTTGACCTTTACACCAACTTGATAAGCCCAGTTCTGGGAAACTGTAGTGCTGTTATCGGCATGGAAACCATACTCAGCGTCATTTGATGGAGTAGCAGGATCCTCCCAATCATCGGGATGACCACCACGACCCCAAGGAACAATAACGTCAGGAACAGCGGTCTCAGCTGCATCAAACGCTGCATCAAAAAGACCAGAACCAAAAGAACTGCTAGTTACAGAACCAGTAGTATGATTGAAAACCGTATCGCTTGGAAGGGGAACAAGATAAATTCTTTCCACTCCAGCAGAAACAAGCTCCTTATATGAACGGTGTATATCGGAACCATCACCAAATGCCGTGATAACATCTGCCTCGTTAGTTGCACGATAAACATCAACGTCAGCTATTCCACCGGTTGCATCAGCAGTACTACGACGAGCTATAGTAACAACTCTGGGACCAGTTGGCGCATCGGTACGAGAAACACTATAAAAGCGATCTCTAATAATCGTATTTACTCCAGGTGTAGCCATATTGTCTTAAGACCTCCAATTATGGGACTTACTAATCTTCGTATATAGTAACGTAGAACTTATAAAAACAACCATCAAACACTTTTCTCTACAAACAAATATACAAGATTATCAACTATTTGGAGTAGCAGTATTAAACAAATCTGTTTGAGTTATCGAAATACTTCCATCAACAGAAGAAATATCTGGTGTAGCCGCGTTATTAGCAACCCAAACTCTTATATCTCCAGAAACATGCTGTATAACACTATTTTTTATTGCAAAAACCTTCTCAGTTGTTAACATATATGTAACAGTTCTCTTATGAACGTCTTTACCGTCTCTATTTATTTCAGAATCAGAAAGCCTTCTAGAATATACTAAATCTGACGCACCAGCGGCTTTAAAAATAGGAGTAAATTCCAACATAAAGTCTTCAAAAGCTTCTATAATTTCATCACACAAAACTGCTGCATCAAGGTCATCACGAGTAGTAGTGGTATCTTCACCCTGAAAAGTGCCGACCTTAGACATTATAGTGAAGCTAATAATATTCTGAAATTTCTGACCATAAATAGTATACTCATTATTTATAACATTTTGACGCATCCTAGGTTTAGGTTCGGTGGTATGAGCCTTTCTTAATTCTAAAGAGTATCCAACTATTGCTGGAAATTCGTCTAGAGCAGAAGTTCCGGTAGCATTAGGGTTATCAGCCGAATCACTAACTGTAGTCGATGTATTTATACTTGTACTAGTCGGATTACCAGAGGAATCAAAGGTAGTAGAAGAACCATAAGAGGAAAAAGCTTCCCTATTTGCGGAGTATGGAAACATTGGTATTTTAGGATGACTATCTTCCCATATTTTTTTAACCATCAAAATAAATTCCAAATAGCTTAAGGTGCCTGTCTGAAAAATATCTAAATTTTGATTTATATAACCAGGCGAAACAAGCAAAGGCTCATGCAGCAGATCTGGCCAACTGTCACTCACATTACTAACAGGAAAACTTCTATTTATATAAGCCATATTATACCGCCGGACCCGCAGACAAAGAGAAATTAATATTCTTTAAACCTAAGGATGATAGTACATCTACATAAAAAATTAACTCACCAGGATTATCAGTTCTCTTTTTTATATTTAAAGAATAATCAACTATACTATCATTACCCTTTAAAGACTCCATAAAATCAACACTTTGTGATCTAACCTTGTCATAACTAAACTTACCTATGGCTCCTTCTGCAAAGTACTTTATTTCGCTCACTATTCTTGAAACTAGTCTCATCTGCGCAAGCTTATGGAGCGAAGAATTCGAATTAGATAAAGTATATTCATTTGACAGATAAACCTCAAAAGGAACTGACCTTCTTGTTTTCTTACCACGATAAACAGTATTTATACCATAAGAATCTAATAGACTATGCTGCTCATTAGTAAGATCTAGACCATACAAAGACATGACCTCTGGAATTCTTTTCTTCACCAAAGAACTAGACAAGCTTGCAGAAGCAGCCATCCCCGCAACCGCTGCAGCAGGTGAGCCTATATAGGACTTGAATAAATGAGGATGCTTAAATACCACTTCACCATAAATAGGAACAATAAACCTTCCATTGTCAGTAGCTATATTTCCATCGGCAGAAAAAGTTGTTAACTTATTTACTAAAACTGAATTAGAAATAATTTCTGAAACATCACCTGGATTTACACCACCAGTCCTAGATCCAATAAACCCAATCTGTACATTCCCAGTATAATTATGGAAATCTGTACAATAGTTAGCTAATTGAGAAACAAAATCTACACCACCAGTTCTAATCATAGAGGCCTCCAGAGGTACAACCATATCTACAAAATCTAATTCTTTTATCATAGAATATGTTGTTTCTAATCTTTCATAATACTTCTCATAGAAAGTTTTTTGAGCTGGACTAGATTCATTATACTCAAATGCATCAGTTGCCGTAAGTCTATTTTCAAACAACGAAACATACTCATTCATTCTTGCAACAGAACAAACAACTATATCTCTAGCTCCAGCTGCATAGGCGTCAAACACACCCCTTAGCAAGGGGGAGTTGTCATCGGCGCCTAATATGTCCACGGCCGATTGGACATCATTAATCTCTACTGGCTCATTGAGTGGCAAGTTATTACAATGCCCCAACAAAAGAAGAGTGGAAGTATTTCCCTTATTAATCTGATCATAGCTAGGTCTGTAATTAACTACGGTATTTGAGCTATTAGCTATAACAACAGGATTAAGAGAATATGATCCTTCATTAATTTGAAAAAATGACTGTATATCTAGAGAACCATTGGAATCAAAAGTGTTCGCTAATACAGAATACTTCCCATGAAAAAGAGTACCAGGGATTTTATAATTAAAGGTATACTCACCGTTATTGGCAACTTCTATATAGGTATCACTATCGGGTGTTGCAGGCTGATTCAGATATGAATATGGACCATCAATAACTGGGCCATTTCCCAGTTCACCTCTAATAATACTGAATCTAACATCAACAGGAGTTGCTTGATTTACGGGATCGTAAACTACACCATCTCTAATAAAAAGAAACTTAAAAGATGCTACAGATCCCCTTTGAACAGTAAACATAATTATCTCTCTCTGGAAGCACCAACAATCCAATAGTTAATTTTACCAAGTCTACCACGAACAGGGGTAACTGCGTCAATCTTAAAAATAGTGTAATTCTTATTTAGCTTACTAGAAAAACCCTCATAAATTCTGTCACCTTCAGTTGGATTGACAACATCTTCAAAATAATAAACTGCATCATACCTAACCACTACACCTTCATCCATTTCATGGGCAGATGTAGTATTGGTTACGCCAGACTGCCCTACCTGTCTAGTGGTTATTAATTCGAACTGATCCGCGTAATTTCCATTAGACAAAAGACGCTGAAGATAAACATCATGACCCCACTCCTTAAGAATCTTTTTAAAAGTTCTCTTAGGATCAATCATAGCTTCTTAAATCCCTATCCGGCATAGGGTCGTCTTTAAGGGTAACTTTTCTACCCGGACCATAAAGATCTCTATCAGTAAGGTAAACGACCTTACCAGTCTCAGCCTCAACCTGTTTGCCACTAGTCGTGATTCTCTTGCCAGGTAAACCTTTGGGCTGAATTGCAGTAGGACCAACCCTACCAGCCAACATCTCTTTTCTTAAAGCTGTAGCTATCTGACACCATGTCGTTGCATTATCTCTATTAACGACATTTCTTGGAATAGAACGATTCATAATAGAAAGATCACCAAGAGATATAGAAGTCTCATCATCTCCACCAAAACCGTAAGTTCTAGTTAAATCACAGGCAGTAGCGGCCTTGATGTATTCAGAAACAATAAAAGGAAGACCTGAACCGTCTTCAGAATCTTGAAGATTGTAAATACCCTTAACCTCTAAAGAATAAGAATGAATTATCTCACCTATTTCAAGCAGGCTTGCGTCAGGAAAGATTGGAAGAAGAGATTCTGGATCAACATAAAGAGGAGTCACATCAGGAGCAAAAGCTATAATCTCATCAGACTTCAAAGTAATAGTCGGCCTATACTCCTGCTCAGGAGTAAAGGAACTAACATACAATTTCTGTTTTACAACAACAGAATTACCAGAGGTTAAAGTTCCAGTAAAAGTTATTTCATAGGTATCAGCAGAATCGGGGACATAGTCATAATAAAAAACAGAAGGAGATTCCTGCACAGCATCGTCGGCAAGCACTTCGGTACCAGAACTGTTATTGATCTTTATAAGAACAGTAGCTGGATATATATCAACCTCGTCTCCAGTAAGTGGATCTATGTCGACAAATCTAACCCTTATTCTTACTGTATCATTTACTAAAATCTGCTGAGTAGACATATATGCTCCTATATTATGATGTTGGTATTATAGTAACGTCTACTGTACCAGCTGAATTTTCTTCCAACACAATAGTTTGCGCGCTTGTTATGGCATAAGCTTCTTCATCTAGAACACTGAATGCAATATACCCACTGTCATAAGTTTCAAAAGTCATTGAAGAAGGGCTTATAGTATTATCTACTACACCCGTCGATATAATAACTTTTGTTGCATCAACAAAAACTAAAGTTGAGCCAATAGTTTCCGGAGAAAGAAGAATAACTTTTAATACTCTAAAATCTGTTACAACAGAAGTTGGACCAAAAGAACCAGGCTCTACAATCCTTACACCATTATACTGAAAGTACGGCTCATTATACGTTACTGCTTCACTATAAAGCATGACGAGCCTTTCTTATCAGAATGTACCGCAGTCGATAGTTATACCATCAAAAGTTGTAAGGTTAACTATACTTCCACCAGTAATGTTAACGTTGTTAGCATTTTGAATTGCCATTGTGCCAAGACCAAGAGTGGTTCTTGCAGTAGCGGCATCAGCGTCATCCAAAAGAGTTCTTGCATAAGCTGTCATTGTTGTCAGAGCTGCAGTTCCGCTACCAGTAAAGTAAGGTAGCTGATCGGCAGCAGAAGTCAAGCCAGCAATTGCAGCGAGCTCCGCATCGTATGCCTGAACATCAGTGCCTATAGCTAAGCCAAGATTTGTTCTAGCACCGGATGCTGTAGTTGCACCAGTACCACCATAGGCTATAGCAACTTCAGTGCCCTGCCAGACACCAGTAGCAATTGTGCCAACCGAGGTAAGGCTAGAGTTAACAACTCCAGAACCTAAAGTTGTTGAATTAAGAACCTCAGTACCACCAATGTAGTAGCCTTTGCCAGCAGCCAGGTCCATGTGCTCTGATGATGTCCAGGCATCTGTTGCATCAACCCAGTTAAAGGTTTTGTCGGTAGTACCCTTAAGAGTTATACCGCCACCATCCGAAGTTGCATCACTTGGGCTTGCAGTAGAACCGAGTTCAAGATTCTTATCATCTACAGTAACGGTAGTTGAATTAACTGTTGTCACAGTACCGTTGACAGTAAGGTCACCTCCAACAACAAGGTCATTACCAATGTTAGTTGTCGAAGTGGCAGAACCAACATTAATTGTTGTTGCACCAGTAGTAAAAATATTACCTGTTGTTGAAGTAGTAGTAATATCTCCACCGTTAACTGCTGCATCGCCGGTAAGTGTTAAGTCAACAAATGTTGGACTTGCACCAGTGTGAATATCTTGAGGCGTAGAAAGCGTTACGGCACGCCCTTCAGTGCCAGCACCAGTAACAATAACCTGATTAGTTGTACCGGCAATAGTGGCAACGTAATCCCCTGTTGTTTGTGAAGTAAGATTAACATTAGAAATACTTACTGCACCATTGGTCACAGAAAAATCTGTAGAAGCAAAAGAAGCAATACCTTTATTAGTTGTCGAAGCATCTTCGCCAGAAATAGTCACCTTATCAATCCCAGTACCACCATCGGTTGAAACAACGGTATCTATTCCTTCACCGGCTTCAAAAACCAAACCTTCAGTTAGAAGATCTATTGATCCAGTGCCACTTTCTCCAGAGAAACTTAAAGTAGTGGCAACAGAAGCAGTGCCTGCAGCTGTTAGACGCCCCTGCTGATCAACAGTAAATGTAGGAATTGCAGTAGAGGAACCATAAGAACCAGGCGAAACCGCCGTGTTATCAAGGTTAATAGTGATTGTGTCTGCAACAGTTCCATCAGTAGTAATAGCTGTACCGCCAGCGATTGTTAGCGTATCACCTGAACCAAGATCAACTACAGAAGTGCCAGAATCACCAGCAATATTTAGATCGTTACCACCAGCAACTGCCGAGTCAACATACGCGGTTGTAGCTACACTAGTAGAGTTATCACCCTGAGTCTGAGTAGCAGCTGTTGCTGTTGCACCTGTAAGATTTACAACACCAGTAAAAGTTTTATCACCAGAAATAGACTGAGTAGTGGAGCGGGTCACATAAGAACCGTCACCACCAATAGCTATAATGCTTGTTGCAGTACCGCCTGCACCACCAGTACCCTTACCATAGTACAGGGTGTCATCAGCCTCATTAAAAGCTAACTCTGCGTTTTCCAGTGAACTAGGTGCACCTGCTGACCCGGCACTAGACCTTCTTTTGATTCTGATTGTATTAGCCATTATTAAAAGTTTCCTCCATCAACAAGGTTTTCTTCAGGGTAATTCACCCATTCAGATCCACTATAACGCAGAACATCGCCACTACTAGCTGTACTTATAGTAACGTCAGTTAAACCATTTAAAACTGATTGATTATTGATATCTGTTTCTGCTGCTATTATTCTATCTTTTACAGTTAAATGCGAACCGGCAGGATTTATACCTAAAACTGTTTGTAGCGCCTCAATCGCATCATTAGCATCAGCGTGCTGTCTAGCGTGCGGAACTGTAACAGAGTTAAGTCTGTCTGTATCGGTTGGATTAACTAAAACGTCTAAAGAACCGGGATAATTAGTTGCCATTTTATATCCTTATAAACTAAATATTTTAGTAGCTAGATCACTCCACTGTATAGTAATGGAGATAGTTTCGTTAGTGCTATTCACTGGAAGACCATCGGCAGTGTCGATATATGCTATTAACCTAGAAGTAGAAGATAAGCCACTATCTTGATAGATAATAAGATAAGCAAAACCGCTTGTACCGTAGTTTTCTATAGTTTCATTCTCTGCATCAAAAACGCCGTCATCAATCTTTATTTGCTCTAAAGCAAACGATGTTGCTGCAATGTTTGCAGTGCCGACATCCGAAAGAAACTCATGATTCACTAAATCAACACTGTAGGTATTTTTTACTAAAGCTGTTTTTAAAGTAACATTTAAAAGATCTAAATCTGCTCCTAAAAAAGCTTCCTTAGCCTTAGCATAAAGTGCATTAGCCATTAGATTCCCACCTCCGAAGAGACAATAACCCTATACTTGTATCCTGTTTCAAAATAAGTTTTACCATCTACGTAGTAAACTGGGGTTGAATCATTCGAAGGAAAATCAACATAAACATCAGGCTTCCACGAATGCATAGATATAGCCGGACTCAAATTCTCCCAACGAGAAGGAGCTTTCTGTATCTTTTTCCTTTGAATCTTAAAAAACTTAGAAGTCAAAAAGTTTGAAGCTGGACGAGAACTAAAAGTTACAACAACTCTACCATTATTCTCATCATTATTAATATAGAAATCCCCATTAGTTGGAGTAACTTCTTCTATATAAAAATTAGGATTCTTAGCTATTATCTGATATCCAGTTTCAATATCAGCTCTTACAGACTTATCCTCAATCAGAACTTCATTAATTATAGTCCCGGCATTTTGAGTCTCTTGAATATAAGAAGGTGTAGCTGCAGTTGTAGAACTGGTAAAGGTTATCTGCTCCTCAGGAACAGCTAAACCAGAGGAATCTAAAAGACCAGAAATTTTAAGAACATAATCTGTGGCAGGAGTTAAAATATTGTCCCAATACAAGTTTAAGACACGACTAACTTGATTGTAGTCAGTTAGTGTGTCAATAACTCTGAACGGAGAAACAGTTTCAACAGGAGTAGCCTCATCTGTAAATAGTCTAAAACAACTATCTTTTATAGAGGATATTTTTATAGTCCTACCAAACTTGATCGTTACAGCATTTACAGTAACAATAGCACTGTCTATCAGAAAAAGCGCCACTAGCCTACCTCACAATAAGAACCTACAACAATAGTAACAACTATACCCGAATATAGAACTAGGGGACGGCAGATTATTCCACCGTCCCCTAGTTTATCAGGGCATTTCGTAACTATAACGCCCTAAGGCTATATCAGCTAGCCTCGTTAGTAACCTGAACCTCGTAGTTACGGGCAAGGCTGACGTTCTTAGCAACAGTGATACCCTCACCGTCACCAAGCATTACGATGTCGTAGCGCTCCTTCATCTTAAGGGAACGAATGTCACGAGTTGGATCATCGAACTGATCTGTGCTCATGTCATCCTTAACCAAAAGGGTGCCAACCTCATTGCGGTCAATGAGGAAGAGGTCTGACTTGGCTGGTGTAGCGCCACTCTTAGCGGTGAAGCTGACGAATGGTGAAACCAGGACATTTAGACCCATGGGAGCGGTAGCGTTGAGTGCACCCTCAGCGGACTGAGGACGATAACCCCAACTTGTACCAACGCCAGAGGCTGCACCGCCCATGTGGAAGATGGCGTCCTTGAGGAACACCGACCACATTAGTGGGTGAAGAATGAAATCTGTTGGTACATGATTTTCGGCCATAAGAACAGCAGCCATATCTACGATGTCATCCCAGGTAACGGTGCTGTTGGCGACGCCATCAACATCGAGACCAGTTGTGTTATCGTAAGAAACATCGTCATTATCGAAGACGATAGTAGCTGCATCCTTGAAACGGCTAAGAGCAATTTGCTCCTTAAGGCGAGCCATGGCACGGCCAGCAGCGCGGACATGTAGACCGACAATGTCCCAAAGTGAGTCAGCGATAACTTCCTCAGTGAAGGCGAGCTTAACGCCCTTCTTTGAAACTTTGCCCTCTACCTGCTTTGCGAAGGCGAGTGCTTGCTCTGGGTACTCTTGACCCTCAGGGATTTCGGCAGCTTGGATTGCGTTGACTGCTGGGAACTCCAAGGAGCGCCCCTTACCGAGGCGAACTGTTGAAAGTAGTGGAGTCACTAATAGTTGTGGCTCAGCTGCTTCCCTTAAAGTACGAGAAAGAACCTTGGGGAAAAGTGCAGCCGCATCAGCGGACGCAAAAGCTTCCTTAATAGTAACTCTATTCTCTTCATCAATGTTCCCGTCCTCAGTCAGTGCAGCCTCCCAAGCTGGGAGACCCGAGAGGAGCTCTTGGATTGTCTTACTCATCTTAGGATTATTCCTCCTGTGCTATAGTTTATCAGAGTGTGAGATTGACGCGGAATGCACCAATCACATTATGTACGTCCAGGTTTGAACGAATACCGAGCTTGCCGCTATAAGTACCAGAGCGGGTAAGCTCATATACAGTCTTCAGTGCACCTGGATCAGATGGAAGCTGCATGTAGCTGAGAAGGCCATCATCGAAGTTTGTAGCAAACTTCTCAACCTCAATGACCTTGCCAACCTGCAGGTGTGAGTAAACAGCGCTGCTGTTGTACTGCTCTGCAGCGGTAAGCTTAACGGGACGACCCATATGGTCGGCACGTACAGCGTCCCCAATGGCAACGTCGGCGTTAAGGCCGTCAACCATTGGATACTCTACGTAACCATGTGTAATGAACCCGGCGCCCTGTGAGGTGCCCTTGTCAAATGGTCTGTAGAGATCGTACTGAGCGCAACCGATTGGAACTGAACGTGCAGGAACAGTCACAGTATCGGTAGAACCACTTGTGCTAGTTGGTGTAGCACCATCAAGTGGATCCCAGCCGCTCATGGTGTCGCCCCAGGTGACAGATGAAGATGTACCGTTTGCGGGAACAACTCTTGCATCGCCATTGCTGTCGGCAACCACCGAAAGGATAGTACCCTTGGTGACGACAATCTCGAAACGATCATCTTCACTGTCGTAGTACCATGTGGGAAGACCCTGGTCAGGGAGCAGGTATGCGCTGGGGGCAACACCCTCAGAAACAACAAAGCGACCTGAACCTGTCTTGCTATGTACTTTACGGAACTTTGCTAAACTCATTTTATTATCTCCTTAATTATCAGAGTTTACGTCTACCCATAAGGGTGTCTACTAAAACCTGCTCAAAAGAATTAGTTGGAACTTCTTCATGCTCAGGCTCGTTATCTCCATCAATGGTGACAACATTCTCTTCAGCAACAACCTCAGCCTCAGACATAATCTCTGGCATAACCAAAGACTTCATCTTAGCGGCAGGGGTCTTTGCCAAATCTCTAAGAGAGTCGGCAAGCGATGAAGCGGTTCTTGAGGCGTGCTCGCCAACAAGACTCTCTCTATCGTCAACTGACTCAATCCCTAAGGCAATCTTAGTATCAACAACTCTTTCGACCAAAGTCATGTGCAGTGCACCCTTTAGTTTTGAATTCTCATCTTTAAGAGATGAAACTTCACCTTCAAGAAGAGCAATTTTTGCGCTTAGCTCATCAACACTTTGCTCATCACTACTTTGCTCCGTGGTGAGATCGCTGTCTTGATCAGCTTCTTCTTGAACTTCATCGGCAACTTCGTCCGATGACTCCTCTGGCTTTTCAGCATTTTCGGAATCTACAGCTTCTTCTTGTACTTCCGCCTCTTCTGAATCGTCAGCAGAGTTCTCTTCGGCAACTTCTTCCTCAGAATCCTCAGACTCTTCGGTTGTCGCCTCTTCTTCTGCCTCAACACTTTCCTCTTCAGCTACTTCTTCCGCAGCCTCTTCGACCTGATCGTCTTCAGAAGCTGACTCAGAAACCTGATCCTGTGTTTCATCGGCAGATTCATCTACCTCTTCCTGCTCTTCAACGGAGCTGGAAGCAGCGATGTTAGAAAGATCCTCACTTAAGCCAGTGGCAACAGCTAGGATGTCTTCATCTTTGGTAACATCATCCATCGTTGAAATCTCCTCAGATTTTTCATTTTCAGAATCTTCATTAGATAGTAATGATTCTGTTTCGCTTATGTCACTTTCGCTCTCATGGAGAGCTAAAGCGCTTAGAAACGCTCCTTTAGTATGAAGATAAGTAGTCTTAAGATCCTTTTTCTTCATATTCTTAAGAATCGATTCATTTTCCTCTACGGAAACAATATCTTCTGTATCCATATGAAGAACAAAGGCAGAACTCCTAGCAACCCAATCGTCAGAAGCCGCAACTGGAGCATCTCCACCAGCAACTTTAGTTGAACGAACACCAGACTTTTGATCAGCTGGCTGATTAACAAAAGAGTACTCCTTAAAAGAGATATCTTGCATATCTATGTACGCAAGCTTGCCCTTGTAGACCTTACCTCTTTTAAACTTCGGCAAGCGAGGACGACCAGATTCAGTTTCCTGAGCAAGATCATCACCACTTATACTGCAAACAGCTTTACCTGCCCTGCCACCAACAGAGCCAGTAAGATACCTCTTATCCATCACCTTTTGCGCAGCAACAGGGTCTGTTATAGCAACCTGCAGTCTAACAAAAGAAGAGCCATCAGATTCTTTATCCATCCTGGCAGCGATAACCCTACCAATTGGCTCAGTGCTTAAATCGTGGTTGAGAATAATAGGCTTAGGATATGGCTCAACCCAAGATTCCAAAGCTTTCTCCAGCTCATCTGCGGAATAGTTATTGTAATTAGCCGTCAAACCCTCATGAATAGCAGCAACCTCTATGATGAGACCGTGCTTAGAGTTGAAGCTCTCTGAAAAGTCTAGATCTGATTTTGAAAAATCTGGAAGTTCAACCGTAAAGTTTTCTACAAAGTCAAATGACATCTAACTATCCTTCTGTTTGGTTAACCATGCTATATAGTAAATTTGTTTTTCTAACATTGAACAAATTTATATGAATTTATACCAATTGATATATATCTTTTCTTCTATCGCCTGTTTTTTTGTAGGATTGATACATTAAAGGCGACATTATATGAGGAGCATATATGTAAGAGGCGCAAAAAAGATCGTACCCCATATTCCTACAACCTAAAGACCAACCCAAATCCTCACCCTGAGGATGAACCTCATAATTAACGCTTTGATAAACTTTCTTACTCATCATTTTAGCGGCCATAATAATATCAGCCTTAAAATAAGTTCCCAAAGGATAATCTTTATCCCTAAAGCCCCTATTACTTTCCGAATCCCTCCATGTCATAACACTTGGAAAGTTAGTTCCAACAGGAGTCATAAACATCAAGGGATTTACAGCATCTGCGCCATCTTTTATGTGAGATATTAAAAGCTCTAATGTATTAGGATTTTTTAAAAGAATATCAGAATCTAAACTAAAATAATAATCTGGCTCAATTTCTCTAACTTTAGATAAAACAGAATTTCTTAAATTAACCATATTAACATACTTAGATATAGTCCATTGACGACCATTATCAGTATGCTCAAAGTGAGGAATATCATCCCTCTCAACGATATCAAAATGAGGAATTCTTTTATCTAACTGCTTCCAAGCCTTTAATCTTAAAACAGTCTCGTCATCATTTGGAGAAGTTTCAAAAACAAAACCAACGTTAGATAAATCTAACGACTGAGAAAGAACGCATTGAATCCACTCATCTAATATCCAACTTCTTTTATAAATTGGACAACCTATAATGAGTTTCATTTCAATCCTGAGATTCAGTATCTTCTTTCTTTGCAGCTACTTGAGTAGCTTTAGCTGGAGCAGGTTTTGCCGGAGCCTTTTTCTCAGGTCTAGTATCAGCCGATACATCCTTGACGTCCTCAATGGTTATAACGTCCTCTTTAACCTCTTGAACAGCTTCACTAGAAGCTAGAGCATTAACAATAGGAACTAGAATTTCTAATGCTAAACGAGCTTGACCATTGCCAACTGCCATGTTAAAAGCTTTAACGGCGTCATCTGTTCTTGCATAAGAAATTAGCGCTTGATCTTCTAAAACAATTTTACTACTCATAAATCACCTTCAATATCTTCATTATAATGAACCACATTATACTCTTTTTCAAGCAAACTTTCAACTGCTGTTAAAAGTTCACTGTCATTTCTTTTAATATTTGGAGAAGTTCTTCTAGAATTCTGATTTGCCGGACGAACAGAATTACCAACACCTCTTCTATTGTTTGGCAGGTTTCTTGCACCACCAGAAGATGACTGCTGCTTATCTCCATCTTTAACTACATCAGTCCCACCGGGCTGCTGTTGAGCCTGCATTTGTGCCTGCATCTTCATCTGAACATTAGCCTGAATCGACGCAAACAAAACCTCTTCATCAAAATCAGGATCCAAACCAAGCTCCATACGAGCCTCAGGAAGAGAAACTACAGAGTTAACAAACTTCTGAATAACATGAGTCTCTTTTTTAACCTGAGTATCAACATCAATCTCATTAAACTTGAAATAACATCTATCAGACGACCCCTCTTCATATGGATTAGCAATCGGGTCAAAACCACCCTCTAGCAAAAGCTCATTAAATATATGAACTCTAACCATTTCAGAGAATATCTTTTGATACTGCTTCACTTTATCGTAAAGAGCTGTATCAAGTCTTTCTGTTACAGATCTGTTACCGCCATTCATAGACATGCCAAGATGGTGAGGCGCAACACCTAAGCCAACAGCAACTCTCTCTTTAAAATGCTCAAGATAGCTTGTAGCATCAATAGACGCACCATTTGCACCAACAACATCAATATCATGTCTATGAGGAAGAATAAGCCCACCTTCAGATCTCATATTCTCTATCTCTGATGCCGCACGCATTATCTCTTCTGGTTCTGCTGGCTGCTCAGGTGTACCAATACGATACTTGTAGAGAGGGAAAAGTTCTCTGTGAACAAGATTTTGAATATCTTCTTCTATCTGACGTAGAGCGACAACATCATCTAGAACATTTGATAAAAACGGTGTGCCAAATGCGCGACCCGTCTTTTTATCAAAATTCATATGGATAACTCTGGCCGCATCCCAAACAGGATCTTTTTCTGTCGGAGCATAAGTTAGAGGATCAGTAGCTTGCTGATAGCTACGAGGCCTATTGTACTTATCTCTTAAGATTCTAACTTGTTCAGTTGGAATAACATAGTATCCAACAAGAGTCTGAGAGGCATTTATTGGACTCAGGGAAGAAGGAAAATATTCTGATATATCTCCTCTTGCCTTCACTATAAAAGCGTTCGCAAACTTAAATAGGTGATCTGATACCTCTAAAAGAAAATCGGAAAATGGCCTTTTCATAGCCATCTCCATATAATCTATTCTTTGATACAAATACTGGACAGCTTCTGGGTTTTCACCAACAATGTTCCAACCCTCTTTCCAAAAAAGCTCTTTATACTTAGCGATAGACTGCTTAACGTAAGAATCAGTATCTACAGCCTGTATAATCCTATCAAAATCGTAAGGAGATGGCTCAAAATTAGTACGATTATCATAGTACCAAGTGGTGCCTTGATATCCGAGCGCCAACGCAGCCACACGCATCGACTTACCAATAGATTTTATTTCATCAGGCGCCAAAGCTTTAGCTATCACATTATTTCTAGGAAAACTATCTATCTGCCTAAAGGGCAGAAAATCTAAAATGGCCATAAATACTCCTATAAAGAACTAATGTAATAGTAGTTTGTAAAAAACTTTTTTATAAGCTCAGTTTGACTCTTCCATACCGGCAGCATTAAAGGCGTTCTTAATTATAAGATCCTTAACGGCCTCTAACCAGAAAACTGTTTCGCCTTCACCAAAATCACTTCTGTACTGAAGATTCTTATTTGAAATTTTTATTTCAATAGAAAAATCAGTTTTACTCTCTTCGCCCTCTGCGGGCTGAACATCAATTACTTCTTCTGACATTTTTAACCTCACTCAAAACTTTCATCTTTTTTAGCTGTTTTCTTAGAACTAGAATTAGATTCTGATTCTAGCTCCTCTATTTTTGCCGTAAGCTGTCTAATTAAAGTATCTTTAACAATTAGATCAGACGACATCTGTGCAATTCTCTCATTAAAAACTTGCACAAGAATATTTACATCAAGGTTATTTTCCATAAGTTCTCCTAAAAACAAAATTATATCACATAACTAGAAAACGATCAAATCAAATCACATCATAGATTTTAATTCTTGAACTTCTTGATACAACTCTTGAACTGCCGCAACTAATGGAGAAACGATAGAATTGTAATCTAAATTTTGAATTATCATATTACCTTCATCATCTATAGCGTCTTTTTCTCCGAGAACTGCTGTCGGTAGCACCTCTTGCACTTCGTGTGCCAAAAAGCCCAGTCTGTATCTAGTGTCATATTCATTATTTAAGAATTTATACCTAGTTGGCTTTAATGCATTAATAATATCTAAGCCATTGGTTACACTAGAATAATCTGTTTTAATTCTATAGTCAGATCCTGTTGCATATGTGGTATTGCTACCGTTGTGATATATTGTTCCAACATTGCTGCTATATGTAAAAAAAGAAATGAGATAAAAATTACCACCTAAACCACCATGTTCTGTATTAACAGTTAAAGAGGTAAAGCTAGAATTACCAGATCCAATTCTAGCCACACCTGATCCTGCACCAGTAGCAACCCTTGTCGTAAAGGCATTTGTTCCATTTAGATTGGCAACGATTGTTCCGTTAAAAGTCGCAGCGTTACTAACACCAAGAGTATTATTTACTGAAAATGGGCCATTTACATAGTTACCAAAACTAGTTGAATTACACTGTATGCCACCACCAAGAGTAAGTCGACCATTATTTGCTGTACCCAAATAAACCTTTTGACTTCCATTTAAAGCCATTTGCAGAAATAACTCATCATTACCTTGAGTGTTGCCCAGCAGCAGCTCTTTTGGAGGATTGGTAGTAGTATCTGTCTTTGCAATTCTTATAAATTCACCGAAAAAATCTGTTCTATAGTTTTGAAAGGCATGACTTCCGGTACTGGGATTAGAGTAAACAGTAAGATCACCATAGTTTTGTATTTCTATATAAGAATCACCATTATATGGCTGGCCTGTCATTCCGCTATCACTTATAGAAAATGGACCAACTCTAAATCTAGTTCCATCCCAATCAATATAGGAGCCGGCAGTTCCGGCCCTAAAGTATCCTGCTGATGTCCAATAGTTGTAACTGTTAATTGATATACTATCTGCAGTAACAGAACCAGTAATCGTTAAATTAGAACCATCCCACTGAACATACTGTGAGGAACCTCCAACTTTAAATGTTCCATCATTATTCCAGTAATTGTTAGCGTTAATGACTATACTTGAAGCACTTATGGTGCCACGAACATTAGTCACATCAAACTCAGAATAACCATCACCAGTGATAACCCAGCCAGCAGTGCCTTGACTCCACACCCTGTTACCAAGACCATCAAGAGTATACGTTCCATCATAGTCAGAAGACTTAATGATAGAATTAGTGCCATTCAAAGTTATTTCATGAGCACCTATAGTTCCAGCAGTAATCTTCGAAGCGGTCAGAGAAGCAACATACTCATCATCAATCAAAGGAGTATCGCCAGAGACAACAATGTCAGTCCAAGCGCTCAAGTTACCACTAGTGTCAACACTACGAACACGACCAAAATAATAAACAGGGCTTTCCGAGGCGCTCGGATTAGAAGAATTATCTAAAGAAGTATTTTCATCTACAGAAACAACAAACACATTAGAAGGAGAAAAACCAGTTCTAAATGGTGACTCACCAGTTATAATTTCCCAGTTAGGACCAGTTCCAGTAATTTGAGCTTGCTTATAAACCTCATACTCATAGCTTTGAATATCCTTATCTGACACTGCATCAAAGACGAACATCACATTCAAAAAAGAAGCTACCAACTCAAGATTAGAAGGAACCTCAGGAATAGTAGAATCGTTAGGGACAGTAAACCTAATTGCATCACTGTAGTCAGACAAAACATTAAGATCAGTGTTTTTAGCTCTTACGGTAAGAACATATTCTTTACCGGGCTTTAAATTTTGTACAGTCCTTCTTACTTCAGCCATTACCTAACTCCACTAATTGAAACAAAAGTAATTTGATCAGAAAGCTCTTGATCCCCCAAAGTAACATAAGGATTATAGCTAAACTGATATGAATTTATTTTAAAACGATTTCCAGAAGACAACACATTTTTTCTAGAGTCTGTAGTAATCTTTAACCTATAATCTCTATAACTTAAATCATCTCTATCAATAAAAGCAAAATTATCACTTCTATCTTTTGAATAAGCATCTATCGTTATAGGAGAATAATTTCTTAAATCATTTGCATCAATATTTATCGGCACAATCTCATATTTAAAGAATCCAAAATCTGGCCCCTTGGAACCAACAACCTTAATGCTCGGTCCACTAAAAATAGCGTAAACAACAGAATCATTTTTTTCTGTCTCACCATTATACCAATTTGTTCCACTATTTATAAAAGAAAAATTATAATAAGAAGTAGAGTTCAAATCTACAGAAAAAGAATTGACATCAACATTATCGAAATCAATATAAACATCCGAATCTTCTGGAGTGTTAATATAATAATCTACCGTACCGTTATTATCAAAGGATTTTATCTTTCTTATATTAGGAGCCTTATAATATAAAACATACTGATATTCTATTTCTTGATCAGCCTGGTGATCAACTGCCGCTTGAAAATATGCAATACCTTCATTAATAACAGTTTTAACTGGAACAAAATAATCTCCAGACCTTACATTCTCATAAACAACAACATAAGAATAATCATCCTCATTAGACTCTAAAGAAGAATCATAATAGCTAGATATATTATATTGAGATACATCAACAAACAACCATGTTCCTGCACTAATATTATCATTAGGAGTAAACTTAGATATCCTCCTGCGTAAAACAGGATAAGTATACTCAGTTGCACTTTGTGTTTTTAAATATTTAAACCAGCTCATTTAACTAATCTCTATGTAACTAATCTCATATTCATAATCTTCAGTTATAGAATCATCAATCTCTATACCAATGACAGTATCAAAAACAGGAACACCGCCCTCAATAACATCAGGTATAAAAGTTATAACCCTAACAGATAAAGGTTTTATAGCATAATTATTTCTATTGTCCTGATCTCTAACAGAAGAAAAATCTATATCTCTAATAGATATTCTAGCAGATCCGTCAACACCAGTATGGGCATGAGAGCCAATATCTACGCCATCTATCGTAACATTATCTTCCGTAGATATATTCCCTGTTATAACTCCGCCACTTCTCAAAAGATACTGCGGATGATCATTAGAATCCAATCCGTCTAAATCAGAATGACTGGAACCATACGTATCATTTCTTTTTGTGTTAACATTTATGTTTCTAAAAAATAATGAGTAGTTGTCTTCTTCTATGTTTTTTAGAACTGCTTTCTTTTTAACAGCCTTATAGGAAAGCTGAGAAATAAAATTTGAATACTTTCTCTTTTCATGAACGAGCATCATAACCATATCCATTTTTTCCATAAACATAGAAAAACGCTCTAACATGTCTGCTTGAATCGAAACAAAATTACCTTTAATAAAAGTTGAAGCTACATAAATCTCTTTAGATAATGTAGGAAACATTTCATTGTGATTAGTTGTTTCTCTTTCAAGCTCCAATGGTGAAGCTATATCTTTATTCAACCTTATTGATGGTCGAAGATAGTTATCATAAAAAATATCGCAATTATCCACCATATCTCTTTGAAGAGAAGATAAGATATTAGAAATTTCTGAATCTACAGCATTTAACTTGATCGAAAAAAAAGTTTGGAACTGCGCGGCTTGCTTTTTTCCGATTTTATCCACTTCGGATGCTGGGACCTTTCGCGGAACTGATGCGATTGTCTTCTTGATCCGTTGTGCATAGTCTGTCGCCATCTTACACCAGGAATAGTATTGAGATGCGACTTTTTGCTGTGATTCATTTTCATATCCACCTCCAAAGTCAGATAATAATGATTTCTTAATACAAGAAAGCTCACTCATTACCAGCATCAACATTCTTCTAAAATTAAACAAATAAGAAAAAGTTGAATGAGCAATTGCTTCCCTATATTCTTCTATTAATCTTCTACCAGCCGTAGAAGAAATCTTCTCCGCAAAAACATATTGATCGAAACAAATATAATCCGGAGCAGACGTAAGAGAATCAGTATTAATACTTACCTGAGAAAGATACCTGCTAGCCTCATCCCACATTCTAAAATGCGCCTGCTCTAAATCTGGATCCACATAAGGATCAATATATATCTTTCTTAAAAGATCATCTTCAATAATTTTCTTGGTTTCAAAAACCAATTTTTCAGTATAGGAAACATGCTTTTTTATATCAGCCAAAGGAATAGTGTAAGAAGTTCTGAAATAACTATTAGTTATCGGTCTAATGTCTTGAAGTTTCTTTTGAGATTGCTCTAAACCAGTAGGGTTATCAAAGAAACTGTCAGAAAAACTATAGTCACCAAACAAACCGTTTTTATCGGAAGGAAAGTCTTGGATTTGATCACTCATAATATCACCTAAAACATAGACCTTTTAACATTAGTACCCGGTCTCCTTTTGAAACCAGAGCTAGCACCAATAGCAGAAACTCTACTTGTCAAAATCTTTTTCTTATCATACTTATCATCACTATCAGAATCCATAGAAGTATCATTAGCTATTGGCATATAGAACTGATTAGAAAAACTACCAGTATTCGTAGCAACACTCATCTTATTTAAATCACCATAGTTCTCTGTCACAGCGAGCAGAGCCAGCATCAGGGCATCGTGTGCGTGATCCATTGCAGAACCACCAGCTTCGAAAACCGGCCTACCTGTTGCTGTAGTTCTAACAACAACATAAGAAATCAACTGCATATACAACTCTTCGTCAGACTCAGGGAAAACAATCATTTCTCTTTCTAAAAACTGACGAAGATTATCAACCATATATGGCTTCATCTCCTTCTTAATCATCAGCTTAGTGTAAGGATCTCGAACATCTATACTTTCACCAAAACCAATACCCTTAACTCTTTCTCGAATTTTAGAATTAGGATTTTCTACACCATACTTTTTTAAAAGCTCAACCTGAACCTCACCAAAACCTCTGTCAACATAAATGTGCTTAGGATTAAAACTGTGATTCAACTCTATAATTCTATCCACAGCTTTAGTCAAAGTGTATTCAGATTTATTAATCTCTTCCCTGTACGCAAGTTTTACTTTGCCTCGCATTCTTTCATCTTCATAGTTTTCTGCACAGATTTCACAAACAACTATGTTAGTGCCAGCACCGTATTTATCCCAGTCAACGCCAATAGTATGAAAAGATCTTGCTGAAGAAACTTCTGGAATATAATTCCATGATGGCTCTATAAAAGCTTTATCAACAAACTTTCTTGGGTACACGCCTTCAGAATCTTCACCCCAATCGGCTTCAATTTCATGTCTATAGCCAGAAGAAGAATACTGCTCCCTAAACTCCTCTTCTTGCTCTTTACTAAAAAATGGGTTGCAGTAAGATGGGAACCAAAATTCCTGAAACCTTTCAGATCTACACCATTCCCAAAATCTCTCTCTTCTACCAGTCGGTGTAGACGCACCCATCAAAACTTTATCTGGCTGATCCTCCGCGGTTTTCTGTAGCATGGCGTAAAGTGCATCTAGGTCACCCGAGTGCATGTAGTCCATCTCGTCAAGAATTATAAGATGCGCCTCTTGACCACGAGCAACATCAGATTTTCCACCAGACCTCATACCTGAAGTAAAGAATCTAATCGTAGAACCATTAGAAAACTGAATCATAAATTGAGGACTTGTAACTTTTCTTGTTATAGAATTTAAAACAATATCGTTCTTAGATGCAATCCTGACTATCTCTTGATATATAAGCTCAACTTGTGTCTTCATAGGCGCGACAACAAGGGATCTACCATCAGAATGTGTATAACTATAGTGCAGTAATTGCACTGCCATTGAAAAAGTTTTACCTAAACGTCGGCCAGCTCTCAAAACCTTTCTTAAAGAAGGATCTCGTAATATAAGTATTTGATAAACTCTTGGATTTACATCCAAAAAATTTCTCGCCCAAACAACACTATCTTTAGCTATATGAAGTTGCCTTTGCTGCTCAGAACTAATACCAACTTCCACCAAATTCCTATCAACTTCAAATGGTTCATCCACCAAAAGAGCTAGCTCTCTGTTAGTCATTTTTCTTTCTAAAACAGGAGAGCCATCATTCCAACTTAAATGATTTAGCTTATTTTCAAACACCCATTCAATACGATTGATCTGCTTTATAAGTTCAGGATCTTGGGCAGCAATTATTTCCAAAAGATCCTCTCTAGGAAGATCCTCTAAAGCTTTTCTAAATTCTTGAGTTTTACCAAAAATACTCATAATCACCCATAACGAGCAGCCATCATACCTGCCTCAGATCCTAGCATACTTCTAGCATTTAATCTAGAATT